AAAAAACAAGGAAGAACCATGAATATAGAACAAGATAAATTAGATTTGTGGGCAGAAATTAACAGACTTAGGACAGAAATAGAAACATTAACTGACTTGCTTAAAACATTAGAGGAAAAAATAAATGTTTTAGTAAGAGATGCCGAGTGGCGATGCAATTAATGATGATGATTAGGGGGTTGATGTTATCCCTAGAGTACTCTAAACGGCTAATTTACCTCTTTTATTAGCCGAACATCTGGTGCTTGGGTCTACCATTAAGTGACCCTTTTTTTAATATAAGGAAATGATATGAGTGAATATGATGAAACAAATAAAGGTGCAATGTGGAAGAATACATCTGCCCACCCTAAAGCACCATTACTAAAAGGACACATAAACATAGATGGAGTTGTCCATAAAATATCTGCTTGGAAGTCTATATCTGAACATCCACAAGCACCAGTATTACAATTGAAAAAGGATGATGCTATGGAGGAGTCGAAGCCAGACTTGGTAGTTGTTAAAAAAGATGATGAAGACCTACCTTTTTAATGGAGGGCGATATTAAAGTAATTGATGGATTGGAATATATCATCACAGAGATAATGCCTAATCAATTTAGACCTGTCCGTTTATTCACACTAACAGATGGGTCTAAGTGGACTGTTAAGTCTTTAGCAGCCTCATTATCTTCGACAGAAAGTTGTGCTAGGGCGAGGTTAAAATCCTCGCAAGACCCACTTAAAGTTTTCTGTCCTATAAGAAAGAGTATAAAAGGGGGAAGAGATACCATTAACTTGAACATAATGATCAATCCCAAAAAATGGTACAAAGACCCACTCGTTAAACTAATGTTAAAAGGATAATTATGAAAATAGAATGCCCACATTGTAAAGAAATGATTGAGGTAGGATCAGAGTCCAAAAAGCGACCAACCGATGAAGAGTTGATTGAGTTTGACATTTTCAGAGATGCTTGGCAAGGTAAGAAACGAGGATTGCTTACCGAGATGGACAACTTTGTTAAAAAACACAAAGACTGGCGAGATGTTTTACCCACACTCAACAAACTGTATCTTGATTATGAAGACACGAGATACATACCACACTTCCAGACATTTATTAATCAACGCAAATGGGAAATGTTTGGAACTAAACCTAGAATATCCAAACCTTATGGTGAGGAACATGATTGGAGGAAACAATGAATACTAGTGTACTAGATGAAAACGGCTTACCCTTTCTTGTAAGTAAATATACAAGAGCACCCCACGATGGCAGGGAAATTGTTTGTCCTGTGTGTAATGATATAACTAGAGTGTATCACTTTAGTTGGTACGCACTATGTTGCCAAGGTTGTGGTGAGCCAGTTAAAAAACCAAACTGGATTGTTGCCCTAACCGATAAAGAGAAATATACAAACTCTCGGAAAACACAAATCAATACCAAAATGATTCACGATACCTATTGTGATATTAATACGAAAGACTATCCAGAGTTTTGTGATAGTTTTTTCATGGAGGCACATTGGGTTGATGGAAGTGAACTAACCGATAGAGAATTAGAGATTCTTACAGATGATGGTGATTATCTTTATGGATGTATAGAAAACCAACTTTACTAATATGTCTGATTTTTTAAATTATGGCACTAGCCTAGAACTTACACAACCAGACCAACAACTCATTGAAGAAATGTCGGCTACTATTTGTAAACAGGATAGGAGTTATTTCGTAAATAATTTCAAGAGGGATAAAACCACCACGCTATATCAAATGAATCTAAATGGGTTCGGAGCAGAATTATCATTTTGCCGACTCTGTGGGGTAGAGTTTGATTCTTCTACCATTCAAAAAGAAAGTCATTTTAATAATGCAGATGCAATACTAAAAGATGGAACAACTGTTGATGTAAAGAATACAACTTATCCAAATGGTAGGCTTATAGTAAGAACAGGAAAAGAAAGTAAACTAATAGATATTTATGCTTTGGTTATAGGTAAATTCCCTGTATTTAAATTTTCTGGATGGGCGAGTTATAAAGATATCATTCAACAAAAATTAATAGTGGATCTAGGGTGGGGGGATTCATATTGTTTGCCCCAGACCAGTTTAAGGAAATCTCTTAGAATATCGGCAGAAGTCAAAAATGTATATAATTCCGATAAATCATCTAAAAAAGGTTAGCGAGGATTCGCTTTAAGACCCCTTAAAAAAGTTAGCAAGGGGTAAGTCTTACTTAATTATGGCTAAAACAATGGATAAAAAAAGACGCACACAGAAAGAACTAGATGCAAAGATGAGAGCGATAATAGACTCTTGGGGATTATCATCAACTATGAGTTGCTGTGCCTTCCATCTAATGACGATGAAAGATGTTGAGAGATTTCCCAAAGGAACAAAGTTTCTAAAACGCTCAAAGGATGGAGTTTGGAAAACTATTATATCAAAAGGGAAAAACCATGAAACATAACTCAATAGATTCAGAAAGATCGGTCGTTGGAGGGTTGCTGCTAGACCCTTGTGTTGACAGAGTCTTACCAACCAGACTGACTCATGAAGATTTTAGCGATGAGCGTTTGGGTTACATCTTTGAGTGTATCCTGGAGATGGCGAGAGATAAAAAACCAATTGATATTTTAACTGTTAGAGATTACATCGACTCTCAATACCAACCCAAGGGTAGGTCATGGGCAGTTGACTTTCAAGATTTAGCAATGCTAGGTGAGAACTCAACTGGCACTTCAAATATTGAGGTGTATGCCAACCACATTCGAGAGGTTAGAATTAAAAATGAGATTGATGATCTTAAAAAAGATATTAATTACGATAATTATCAAGAAACAGTTTCTCAGATACAGACACTTGAACTGGAGATGGAATCCAAGAACGGCAATAGTATCTTCTCGATTGTTGGAAAAACAATAGACTACCTAGAGAATCCAAGCGAGAGTGGTTTTGGTTTATCTTCTGGATTTGAATCATTAGATTCCTTAATATCTGGATTTAAAGCACACACATTAACAGTTGTCGCAGGTAGACCCTCTATGGGAAAATCTACCTTGGCCCTAAATATCGCAGACCATGTATCTCAAACCAATAATGTATTGTTTTTCTCTCTTGAAATGAGCCAGATACAACTCATGCTTAAAATGGTGTCCTCTAAAACCTCAATTCCTCTATCGAAGATTGACAAGGGTGAACTAAGTGATTCAGAAGAGGGGAGATTCTATAAAGAGTTATCTAAAACAGGTAACCAGAGCCTCACCATAATAGATAAGGGTGGACTAACAGTAAAAGATATTGTGGTTAGGTCTAGACAGGCTAATAGTGAATTGAAGGTTGACCTTATTCTAATAGATTACCTACAGATTATGAAGTATGATAAGGGTAGAGAAATCTCAGAATTGGGGAACATAACTAGGGAGTTAAAATATCTCTCTAAAGAACTAGGAATACCCATAATTCTATTATCTCAATTAAGTAGGGGGGTAGAGTCCAGGGAGAATAAAAGACCTTATATGAGCGATTTAAGGTCATCTGGTGAAATAGAGCAAGATGCAGATATTGTTTTAATGGTATATAGAGATGAATATTATCATCCAGAGGATACCCCAGACCGAGGTTTGGCAGAATTAATTGTTGCAAAAAACAGAATGGGGCAGATTGGTTATGTAAAATGTCAATTTGATGGTAAATTTTCTAAATTTTCAGATGTGGAGGTAGATATATATGGATTATCTAATAAGGGCGGACAAGTACACTAGATCGGCAAAGGGTTATCCTTGCCAAATGAGGCTAGAGGGTTGTATGCCAGAGAATGAGTCTGTAGTTTTTGCTCATTTAAATCATGGAGGTATGGGATTAAAGGCATATCCTATACATGGTGCATATTTATGTTTAAACTGCCATGATATATATGATGGTAGAAAACAAGTAGACCCACCTTATGATAGGGAATTTCTTGAATTACAAATGCTTAGAGCAGTAATAAATACCCAAAGAATAATGATAAAAAAGGGTATAATCCAACTCTAAAATGGATAAGAACTCAGTCTACTATATTGACGAACCAACCTGTATCAGTTTTTCTGGGGGCCGCACCTCTGCATTCATGCTACATAAGGTACTTGAGGCACATGATGGTGACTTACCAGAGTTCGCTAAAATAACTTTCGCTAATACAGGGAAAGAGATGCCACAAACTTTAGATTTTGTTAGAGATGTTGGGAAGAAGTGGGAAGTTGATATTGTCTGGCTTGAGAGATTTGCCAGACCTGCCAGGGAAGATGAAAAAAACAAATATGTTTATGAAACTAAAGTAGTTGATTATGACTCTGCAAGTAGAAATGGTGAGCCTTTCGCAGCCTTAATCAAGGCAAGAAGATATGCCCCTAATCCAGTTGCTAGGTTTTGTACTGCCGATCTAAAAATAAGAGCGATTAGAGATTACTTGGTTGATCAATGTGGTTTTGAAACACCCTACCTTTCCTTTATAGGGATAAGGGGCGATGAAGTTAGAAGGGCCGTTAAGATGAATGGTAAAATCGAAAGTGGCCAAGAGAGATATTTACCCCTTTATCTGGAGGGTGTAACTGCTAAAGATGTTGGAAAATTTTGGGATCAGAATGATTTTGATTTAGATCTACCAAACAATAATGGTGTAACCGATTGGGGAAATTGTGATTTATGTTTCCTAAAAGGACATAAAAAGAAACAAAGTATTATCAATATTAGGCCAGAATTGGCAGATTGGTGGATTGATCAAGAAGAATCATTGACAGAACTAGTTGGAAAAGCAGCATACTTTAGATCAGATCAACCCAGTTATAAAACAATGAAAACAATAGCACTTGAACAAACAAGTATTTTTGATGACCTTTATAGTGATGAAACCATCCCTTGTTTTTGTGGAGATTAAATGAAAATAATAGCGTTAATAATTGTTGTACAACTTATGGTGGCACTCTTATCTGGGTGTAGTGAATTTAAAACCCTGATGGAAGAGAAACAGTTGACTTGTACACCAGACGCAGTATTTACTAACTCATGTGATGGGTGGGAAGTATGAGGCTACTAAAATTTATCCTATATTCAATCTATTTCCTGTTGGCAGCAACCAGTACAGGTTGTCTGGTTTATGTTGTTATGTGGCTAGAGGCATTAAGAAAAGGATGGTTGGTGTGAGAATAAAAGAAGGAAAGTGGTACGAACCAAACGGATATGTTTTTGATAGAGTTAATTTTAAAGGTGAAGTAGTCTTTAGAAGAAACACTAAAGAAACCCTATATGAAGTTGAAAATTATTTAGAACTTAAAGGTATTGAGTATGAAGTTAGAAGTGGTGCTAAAATACTTTGGATAAGAACAAACAGAGGACTCTATTCTTACTATTATACAACTGGTAGATGGAGTCCTTATGTGGAGAGCGGTTATCCCAGAAAACATTATAAGTCTAATGGGATAGTCGATTTTATAACAAGGTTTGCTACTGGAAGTTTAAAGCAAATGTATAAAAAGAAGGAGAAGTAATAGTGATAGAAAAAATAATAAAAGGTGCAGATTTGTCAATAAATCTGGGTATTAAGTTAATCTCACTTGCTATAGTCTTGCAAATTGTCTTTGGTCATTCAGTACCCTTTTTGGGTGGCAATGTCATCGGCACAATCATCGGGATAGTTGGTCAACTCGGTGCTGCAGGATTGGTCGGTATTATCGCAGCCATTATTATATGGCGATTGTTAGATGATGATATTCGTAAAGAGTTGGAGGAGTAATTAGTTATGGAAAAATTTCTACAAATGGTTCGAGAGAATCGGAGTATATCTATTTTTATAGGAATAGTTGTGTTGCTTGTAATAGGATCATGGTTAGGACTTTAAAAAAGGGATACATAATAAATTACACAGACAGGTGGGATAAAAAAAAACAAAACCCCACCTTTGACCCATGGAAATTTGTTAAAGAAAATACACCCAAATCCAGACCATTATGGAAAAAGGATTGGAATAAATGAGTCATAAAAAACCCCGTAAGATTATTAATAAACTACAACACGCAGTTCGTCATAGCGTGTTGTGGCATCCTAGAATAATTATTAATAAAAAAAGGGAAGAAAAAAAGCGAGGAGTGTGGCATAATGATCAGTAGGGTTATTTTTAAAGATAAACCTAAAGAACTCACCTTTAGATCACTTGTGAAAGATTTCTTTAGAGAGAATCCAGATATAGACACAGCGACAGTTTCTATAGAGAAAGGCAAACCCAAAAGATCAAATGCTCAAAACAGACTTTATTGGTCTTGGGTTTCAATAATAGCCGAAGAGATAGGGTATTCAAAAACACAAATGCACCTTATTCTGGCAGACCGATTCTTGGACAAGATAGAATTCGACACCAAGAAAGGAAAAAAGATTAGTCAGATTCCCTCTACACGAGATTTGAATGTGATGCAATTTGTTGATTATCTGTACGAAATTGAAGATATGTTTGAAGGCTCTGGGGAGTGGAATATAAGGTTACCCAGAGGGGAAGATTATCAACTAGCAATATATGGGAACAACGATGGCAGGACTCAATCGAGAGAGGTTAGATAAATTAGACATTATTTCAGATAATGTTAGAGATGCTATTGAGGTTGCTAGAGGGGGAGATAACGAAAGAGATACAGAAATAAGGTTGCTCTTAGCCATAGCGATTAGAGAGATCGACCTTTTACGAGGCGAACAGTATGAGGATTACATTTGATATAGACCCCATACCTGCTTCCAGGCCCAGAGTTTCCAGATGGTCTACTTACTACCCTAAAAGGTACACTAAATTCCGAGAGAAAATGAAAGCACTTACAGGTGAGTTAGAAACGACCCCCTTTGAAAAGTTAGTTTCTGTATCTGTGGTGTTTCATATCGGAATGCCGAAGTCCTGGTCGAAGAAAAAAAAGAAAGAGAAGAATAAAGGATTCTGCGACAACAATGCAGACCTTGATAATTACCAAAAGGCAATTCTAGATTCCTTGAATGGTGTTTTATATATAGATGATCGTCAGATTGTTGAGATATTCGCCAGTAAGAGATATAGTGACAAGCCTTTTATTGAACTTGAAATACATGAAATAGGAGAATAGAATGACTGTAGAGAAATTGGAAATGTGTGAATTTTTATCAGAGGATTATGCTCAAAGAGCAGCAAAGAGGGGAATGGATTACAAGGAATCCTATGAGAGTTATATGAGTCGATCGCAGAAAAGAAATTTCCAAGATGTTCTACAACTTTTTTCAATGGTTAAGAATTTTTCAAATACCATTAAATCCAATAAAAAAGAGGAATATGTCATTACGAAAAATGACGATGATTGCGAGGATGGTGTTTGTAAACTATAGAACATCTAATTCACTAGGATGTATAATTAGTATATTCTAATTACAGGAGTGGGAAGTGGCAAAGGGAAAGGTGGTACATCAAATTAATATCAAGGTCGATGAAAGGGATTTAGCCTTGATAGATGCCAAGGCAGATAGAATGGGTATATCAAGATCGGCAATGATTAAGTTATTTGCCATTAATGGTGAGTTGACTGTAAATATGCGAAACGAGATTAAACGCCCTCATCTTTAAAAGTAAGGGGTAGGGCAGCCTCAAGTAAAAAACATCCTATAACCCCCTCGTATTCCCCTGTAAAGGGTATGTCTAGGTATTACTAAATCTTTTTAGGGGTCTTAAATCAAGGATTTCGAGGTTGTAACATCCCTGAATCTTCCAATTTACCCAGATTTATATTAAAAGGTGTTCCCTGGCCCTCTCTGGTGCCGCCATGTTCATAGGCAAATTTACCTAATATATTTAAAAAATCCTTATCTTTACTAAGGTATTCCATATCTTTGTAGTCATTAGTCCAATCATAAACATCGGTGATCATATACTCACCCTGGTTGTTCTGTACCACATCAAAAGCACCCAGAGTATTCTTTAATTGACCAAAGGGTTTAAAGATATTATCTGCTCCACCTTTGTAATCTGGGGCATATTTCTCTATTATTTTTTCATCATGTAGATCAATTCGTCTAGCACCATGGGGGGCATTAACACCCTCGCTTTTAATTATATTCTTTAATAAAGATAATGCTGCGGGATGAAATTCACTTTCCTCTACAGATGTGTCACCAGTTATAACATTATGGGCATATTTTTCTACTGGTAATAGCATCCCCTCTAATTTAGTTAAAGGGTGTGCCATTATAAACTTATCCTTTTAGTGGGTTTAATTTCAGCGAATTCCTCTTTTGCAATAGGATCATACTCGCCAGTTTTGGGATTATACTCCAGACTTGGTTCTTTAACCCAATTAGGTTTTGTACCATATAAATCCATAGCCTCTTTAAAACCTGCTTTAGTTTGCCAGTATGGGTCTTTTTCATTAACACTCCAGAAGTTTGAATCCTTTGCCATTTCCCAACCTGGTTTCTCACCTCTTAGATTTTCTATCTTCACGGATTTTCTTCTTCCACCTGGATCTTTCTTTACAGATTCCTTTTCTAAATCCTTTACTACATCCTTGCTTGTTTGGGCGGTGGCTAATATTAGGTTGGCTTCTGCCTGTGTTTTGTTGGTTTCTGCTTGTTTTGTAAATAAACCACTTCTTTCCATATCTTCATTAAGGGCATTGAAGAATAATTTTTGAAATATTTCAGCATTAATATCATCTTGAACTGCTTGTGATCTCTCGTATGTTCTAACACCCTCATCTTTTACCACCTGCTTTTCAAAGAAAGGGATAACTTGGGGGGAGTTTAAATCAATAATTTCTGCTTGGAGGGCTTCATCTAAAGCCCACATATTTGATGTATCAAACATTCCATTAGTTGTTGTGTTGTTAGCCATATATCTCCTTAATAATTAATATAGCCTTCTTGAAAAGTACTTTGATATTTCACTTTTAAATCGCCTAACATATCTTTATATTTACTTTCAGTTCTTTCGGCTAATACATCTTCTCCATGAAGAGCATATCCTGCATAAACGAAACCCCACATAGTATCTTGTAATTGATTTATTTGAGGAAGAGTTAAACCCTTTCCATCTTGCCCTTTAAATGTTTTTTGTAACCAGTTTCTAGTGCCTGTTGACATTGTTCCTTCATTGTTTTTATAGGCATGAACCATAGCATCTTTAAAATACTGGCTATTCATTAATTTATTCCATCCTGTTATACCTAATAAACCACCCCATATACCACCCGATTTCGGTGATATCTGTTGACCTGTCATCGCTCCCAATCGAGCAATAGCCATATTACCAATAACGCTTTCAGCACCACCCCAATTACCAAGGTGTTTAGACATATAAGCGATATCATTAAATTCTTTTTGCATACTTGGAAACATTTTCATTATAGTTTTTCTTCCATCAACAGTTCTAAGCAATTGGGTTATTAAGTTTGCACCACCTTCAACTTCAACAAGATATTGTGCCGCTGCTTTTTCAATTTTATTCCTTAACCCACTTGTTAGTTGATTTCCTTTGTTGCCAACTATATGATCTAATTTTTCAAAATGTTTAATTGCTTGATTAAAGTTTCCCCAAGAGAACTTCTTATCTAACATGTTTTGCACAAGTTTTTGTACTGATTGAGTAGACTCATCATAAGCCATAGCCAATAAATCTTTTCCGTATTTACTTTTTTCAATAATTTGTTTATAACTAGAATAACTTTTATCTAGTTTTTGAGCCAACTCTGGATTTCCTTTTTTAATTCCCTTGTTTATGATATTGTTAATGGTATGTGTGTATGAACCCATAAGTTCTGTATTTCTGCCTCCAAAATTCTTTTTATCGTTTAGGTGGGCGGCATAAAATTCTTTTCTAAGTTGTCGAGCTAAATCCAATACAGCAACTTCTTTGAATTGGGAATGAGGAATACCTTTAGCGGCTTGACCAGCTACATAATCATCCCATAGTTGATGCCAACTTTCACTAAGTTCATACTTGGGAAATCTAGCATTCCACCTTTCAACCAAACCTGTTATTGATCCTTCCTTAATTGGTGCTGATCTAACCTGGTCAAACATAACATTAAAATAATTATCCATGGTATTGTATGCCACTTTTAGGTGATCTTGTAAACTTTTAGCTACTCCAGACATTCCAATGGTTTCGCCCTCTGCTCCTGCAACAGCACCAGTTTGTAAAAGTTTCTGTTCTGCTTGTTGCATTACTCCCTGGGCAGCGGCCATTTCAGATTTACTACCTGCAAACAAACTTACTGTTTTATCGAAAGTCTGTTTTGGATGTGTTAACACCCTACCAACTGGCCCCATAAGTTTACCTGCACCCCAAATAACAGGTGTTACAGCAGCAGCAAGACCCATATGTTTTAAAGTTTTAACAGGGTCATACTTATCACCACTACCTGCTGTAATTCCAATATGTTGCCGACCAACATCATGCATACCACCATAAGTAGCACCTGCTGTCACTAAAGAAACTTTGGGAGCTAACCATGTGGACACCCCTTTTTCTATAAGTTCTCTAGTCATAAAACCTGCACCTGTACCAAATGTAAGCCATGCCAATGGATCAACACCTGCACCTTTTATGAAATCACCAAGTTGTCCAGTAACTTCAAATCCATTCCAACCTATGTCTTTTGCTCTTTCTATTGCAGCTTCGTCATCTGGGTCGAAATCACCTTGAAATTTGAGTTGTAGAAATGGTCTGGAATCGTCTACACCAGCAGAATCAAAAGGCGAAGTTTCATTGAATATTTGCCATCTAGCCAGAGCATTCGCCCTTTCTGCATCTGATTTAAAAGCTAGATTGGAAAGAAGTTCACTACCCATACCTATCATTATGTTGTTCATAACAAAATTCCAATCTGCAAAATCTTCATCAATCAGATGTTTTATATCTTTACCTGCACCTTTGAATTCTTTGCCAGTTTCAAATTTGTATTTTTCTTTTAATAGTTGTACATAACGCTGATTGTAGCCAAGTTCAGCAAAACTATATGGAAGTTCTTCTAAAATATATGCATAATCATTTATTTTTTGCGTATTAACCTCTCTACCAAATGAACCATCCTCATTTTCAAAGTTTTCTGCAAGGACAAATTCTTCAAGAATAGAATTTCTCGTTTCTTGCCTTATCTTTTCATTCTGATAATAGTAATCAGCAGCTTGTTGATCGGAAAGTTTTTTTCCCACTTTCAATCCTCCTTAAAACATCGATGCACTAATTTTACAAATTCTATTGCCTTGATCTGACCCAGAATTAGGATTACAGAGATTCCAAATTGCACCATTTTCTTTCTTCATCTCTCCTAATTGAGTGTGGGATTCCATAGCTTTACCTAATGCTTCAGCATCCTTCCACTCTTGTGAATGAACAATCTTAAAGAACTCTTTATTTGCAGGTGAATTTCTAAATTCTTCTTGAGCAGACCAATATTCATTAAATGAAAAGTTTCCTACACCTTTTTTAGCAACCCATTCCCTCATATATTTATTCATTCTAATTTGTGCTTCAGAACCTGCTTTAGCAAATTGCAGCAACATTCTATTGCCCTCTGTGGTTTTACCCATACCAACGGCAGCAGCACGGAATAACGCCATTTCAGCATCGGAAATAGCACCCTTGGTCATTTCGGTATATTCCATAACTTTAAGGGTTGATAGAGAAAAGAACATTTCTTCAGATGCTACATCCATACCCAACCATTGACCAGCAGCCAATTGTAATTGATCCCATTTACCTGTGTTAATACCACCTAATAAACCCAATAATTGTTCAGTTAATCTTAAATTTTTCCAGGCTTCTTCACCCAATGCTTTCATAGCTACTTGGTCTTTTAGAACTTCTTCATCTTGTTTTTCTTGACCAACTTCACTAGTTAATTTATGATCAAGACTTGTTGCTTTCTCTAAGGCTTCATCTACAGTAAATTTAGGCGAACCATTATCTGTTGTTTGATTCATAAAGAAATCAAAGTTTTTCATAAAACTAGTGGGTTCATATGCATTAGCTGCGGCACTTTCAACTCTATTGTATTCAAGTTTTCCTTGTTGTTCAGCAAGTTCTTTAATTTTCTCTTCAGACAATGTATGAACATTAGCATTTTCAGCCCTTATCTTTGTTTCTGCTTGAGTAATATAATTTTCTAACTTTGCTATTTTTATTTGTTCATCAACACTTGGTGTGGATTCTGGATCATTAGTCCTAGCCCATTCTGTCTGAAAATCAAGAGCAATCTGAAGCATTGTTGCATGATCATCTGATGCTTTTGCTTTAACATAATCTGGTTGTGACTTTCTTATGTTCCAATTTTCGTCTTTTGGAGTAAGTGTGTCTTCATCCTTTGGTTGCCAAGTGGGTGCAGTTGATACAACTTCTATAATTTGTCCTGTTGTTTCATTGAACCTTACAGTTTTAGTAACAGGTAAACCATCAGCATCCATAGTTTTGATTTCTTTTATAACTATTTTGTCTGGCCCTGGCATAGATGTTCTAATCTCATTAGCCATCTCCATTGCTTTGTTTGCCTCGGTGTATAGACCTATACCTTGTAACCCATTGGCAATTTCTATGAAATCTTCAGGGTTTTCTGGATTGGGGAATCTTTGCATGATTTCATCAAGTGCTTGTTGTTTGCCTATTCTTGGGTCAGGTTCACCTCCAAGCATACCTGCAACTCCCATTAAACCTTGTCTGTAACGATCACCTGCTAAAGATGCACCATAATACATACCATACCTTCCACCATATCCTGCTGTACCTGCTGCATGAGCATCAGTTACCATTTGTCGGTTTATAGCTGCTTTAGTATCGAACATACTTGGAATGTTAAAATCTGCCATAATCTCTCCTATTTAAAAAGGCTGCCTAATATAGAACCCCACGCATCGCTCTTAGCTTGTTGTCGTTTCGCTGACTCGAAGGCTTGTACATCTGCCCAAGCTGTAGACCCCGTGCTCATACCAGATAAATTAGCTAATGGTTGAGGTGTGGGCATCTTGACCATAGTGTTCGCAATATTACCCAAGTTACTCATCATGCCTACAGCACCATATTGTCTGGCTATGTTGGAATCAATAAGTCCTTGAGATTCCGCAAAGGCTGCTTCTTCCAATTCCCTATTTCTTTGGTTTAATAAGGCTTGTTCTGTTTGAGCACCCATATATCTTCCAGTTGAGGATGCACCAATAGCCTGTTCTCTAGCTAATCTTTGTTGTTGAGCTTGTGCATCGCTTTCAGCATAAAGTGCTCTTTTTTGGTCGAATCTTTTTTGTTGAGCATCTTCCCAGCCACCACCTGCTAGAGCATCTACTTGACCACCAAACATCTTCTGTCTTTCAATCATAGCGTTGTAGATAGCTTGGTTCTCTGGAGATAGGGTAGAAGTAACCATATTCTTATCACGATCCCAACGGACAGTGCCGCCTACACCAGTTACATCTGGAGTAGACCTTTCCCATACTAATCGGTCTAGTTCTTTCTGGCGTTCAAAGTCCTGTTCAGCAAATTCAGCACTCCTACTTCTACCACCAAGTAGTCCACCTAAACTGCCCAAGTTAAAGCCACCACCCCTCCTAGCAGGTGTTTGTGTTCCTCTATATGGTCGCATACCACCAGCAGTTCTAAACCTATCATCTGCCGAGTAATCACCTAATTTATATTTATTAGTATTGGCTCGATTTCTTACTCCAGCGGGCGTTGTTCTTCTTTGGGGTTTATCTGTATTTGTTCCTCCAAATCTATCAAAGCCAAAGTTTGTTGGTCTTGCCATATCTCTATCTCCTAATTATTATGCTGTGCGTTTCCACATGTGTACTGTTACACTTGGTTGTAATGTTGATGTTGTGTGCGTGTGTCCACCGCCACTACCTGAAGAAGCAGTAGTGGCTGTTAATCCACCATTGTCACTACCTACTCTCATATAAGGTCTACCACCAGATGCTTGGTTTTCGTTATTACCAGTATCAACTGTGGAAGAAATACTTACAGTATGTGTATGTGCTGCCAAATCTGCTGCTGTACTTCCAGAAGTAGGTGCTTCAGCACCAAGACTTTCATCGAGTAAATCAAATGTACCACTAGCCTCATAACCTACTAAAACCTGACCTGTTGCATAAGCAACCCAAGTACCAAATCCAAGAAGTGTTCCCGGATTTGTAGCAACCGCCATATTCATATATATAGAACCAACTGGATATATATAAGTTTCCAATACATTCTTAACAAAAGCAGTAGTGGCTATCTGTGTCGAATCTGTAGATGTTGCTGCTGTTGGTGCTAGTGGTGTGCCTGTAAAAGTTTCTGAAGCTATGTCCGCTTTTGAGTTAACTGCTGTCTGTACAGTAGTAAACTCCGTATTGAAGTCATCTCCAGATATTACCTTGTTTGCATCCGAGTCTGAAAGGGCATCCTTTCCAGACCAAGAAACTGCTAATGTATAATCTGCCATTATCTTATCTTCCCTTGTTTATGTAATAAAGTTAAAGTTTGTAGAGAGGCATCCTTTCCATTACTCTCTATATCTATTCCTATCTTGATATTCTTCGCACTACCTGTAAGTGGTGTCCTATATTCTTTCAATCCATATATAGGTTTATATAAAGATGAAGCTGGATGTACCGCAGCATCATGTGTATGTGATGCTGTTGTCGCTCCATATAAAGAACTAGATGCTCCCCATAAGGATGTACTACCAGTTGTTACAGGATTCAGTAGTATCGAGGTTATTGTTGAAGATGTAGGACTATAGTCTTTATACCATCTCAAACCCATTGTCGCACCAGAGCCACCTTCCAACACCATAAATAATCTCTTCAATAGAGATGCTGCTACAGTTTCTCCTAAATCTACCCATGTTGTTTCAAAGCTCCATGTATAGGAAGCATCTGTATAAGTGGATGCTCCTGCTAAATCAGTATCATAATAATTCTCATAACCAGCGATACCTCCATCTTGCTGTCCTACAAGTAGACCACTATATAATTCTGTATATATCATTGATGTAGGCTCTCTATCTTCATCAAAAGTCCATGTAGTTACTCTTGGAACTTGATTGGGAGTTATATGCTTAAAGTCAAATACATAATTGATATTCTTCGCAACAAAAGATAGAATATAAATACCCTCATTCTCAACATACACACTCTTGACATCTGTACTTTGACCTATGTTTCTAATAAGTCTATCTTTTATATTGACACTTAGATCAGTTAGGGGAAGTTTGTCTTTCTCTGTTGTTCTAGCAAGAGAGCGTAGTCCTGTATTTGAAAGGAAAACTAAATCATCTCCTATCGCCTGGACAGTATCTCTCGAAACTAATCCAACTCCTCTAATTACCTCATTTACTGCTAAAGAACCCACAACAGTTGGGCTATCATATATAACAATATTGTTCTTACCGAAAATAATCAATTTACCAAAATAGGGAGCTAGTGCAACTATCTCATCAGTGCCCCATACTTTTGCTAAATCTATTAAGCCAGTATCGCCACCTGTCCAATCATCTCCATCTAACAGGTTTGAGTAGTAAACAACATCTTTTGCCTCTGCTACACCACCTGCCCAGATTCTTCCGTAATATCCCATACCACAAGAGGGATCAAACAAGGCTGATATTGAGGCAGGATCAGTAGCATGAGCAGTCCATTTAGCATCAGTACCTAAAGAACCATCGTATCTCTGAGGTATAACACCTGTATGGAAGCAATGCAGTCTATCATTAAAATTTACAAACTGCCAATCTCCTGTCGTGTCTGCTACTGTATGTTTAACATCATCACCACTACTAGGAAATGCTGAAGCAGGTGAGGTGAAATCTACTGTATATATAGAAGTTCCATAACTAGCGAATATCTTGTTCGTACCTTGGTCATTATGCTCTACCATAGAGCCTATCGCTGTATCACTAGGAGCAACCTTTTGTTTTAATCCTTTCCTAAAGGCAATACGACCAGATTCTCTTAAAACTACATTCTCTGCTTTAGTTAGCCATGAGTGGTCTAAAGTTGCAGGGTTGCTCTGGGTATTCAACCCATTAAGACCTAAATCTTTTAGGGGTTGGTATGTAATCTGTTTAGCCATTAATTAATATACCAATCTGTTTCGTATCTTGTATTGCCACTATCCAACATAATGGCTTGTTTAAGAGCCTCACTAGCTTCTTGAGCCATTAAACTAGACTGTGTACCACCATCTTCACCCCTCTCACTAATAGCCCTTGCCCAAGCACCTAATATAACTGGTTTCTCTGGAACGCTTAATACTGTGTCAGCTTCAGCTAGGTCGGCTTGATACTTTATAATATCAAATGAGATGGTATGAGCCGTTGTAGGAACTGGTGAGAGGTCTACTTTCAAGTTATTAGAGGTATCACTCCCATTAAATCCGTAATACAATGGTTCTCCTGTGTTCTGTGATGGATATGTAACTGTGTTTATATATGTCCTGCCCACTTGTTTAAGGTGCATACCAGTAGTATTATTGATAGCATCCAGAATCTTTATCTCTTGACCAGAACTAAGATTGTAGTTTTTTGTACCATTTACAGTTGTAACATCAACAGTTGATCTAAGATTAAGCCAATCATGCCTTCCTTCAACATGGCGTTTAGCATCATTAACTAAAGCACCTATCACTTTCTGATAAGCAGATATAGTTGTACTATCATTAATATCCCCAGACCAATCGCTACTAATTGTATCTTCTCTTAGTCTTATTAATACTTCATTGATTAAGCCTCTAAATGTCATAATTTCATCCTTTGTTAAAATCCTGAAAACATTGGTACTTCTATATATGATTGTCTATCACTATTTACAAAATAATCATGTCCAGATGCAGAACCTAAATACTGCCAATGTCCATATCGCTCAGATTTACTTATAAAACCCTTACTCACAGCATTATCAAATTTTGTAAAAACATCGGCATCATCTCCCCTAAACATTCCTCGCCTGTATTTGTAAGGTAACCCCATATTATCATCCTTTAATTATTTTGCCCCATACGGAGCATTTACCTTTAACAATCTCTATGGTTTCTAGTTGAAATAAATCATCATCAAACCAAGTTACAATTCCGAAAGCGTGATTCCAGTTATGTAGTCTACCTTTAAGCCATCTATTCTTCTCGGCAGACATATTCTTTAAACAACCCATTGACCAAGCAGCTATACCATCATCATCCAGTTTGGTTTTTGAATATCGTTGTATATCATGTACATGACCATAAACAATATTTGCACCATACTGGTCAAGATGTTTCTTGGAATGATTAACTGTAGTATATGCACCATGAATGAAATTCAACTTACCTATTTTCAGAACTTCATTATTGACTCTATACTCATATCCCCTTTCATCCCACTTACAAGCATTTCTGAATGTGTATTGATCTAAAAAAGGATTCTCTTCCACCCAACTATCTAGCCACTCATCATGGTTTCCAGCTAGTATATAGCGTTCCTTACACTTAATCTTATCTAAGACCTTATCAAATCTGTCAATACACTTATTAACTTCCTTGATTTCTGCAACCATCTCTCTCAACTGGTATTCTATTGGTGGGCGTTTTCGTCTTTTATACTGCCAAGCAGATACAGACTCCCATTCTCCAACATCACCTAAATTGATAAATATGTTTGGTTTAACAAATTCTATCGCCTTTAGTACCACCTTAACCGCACTCTCGTCATGTATCGGAAAATGGGTATCGGGTATAACAATCGCCCTTCTCATGTTTACCTACCTTTTGCTAGTTGTGCTCCAAAGTAGAATTCAATTATCATTGTTGCCCATTTAAAAATTTCATCCATCTTGAGCAATCCTTCTACAGTTGCATATTCTACCACATTTGGAGTTAACTGGATTCCTAAAAAACTAAATCCCTCAACTATTGTAGGTATTACTGTAGGTACATCAAAATATATAGGTGCTACTTGAGTGAATATAACTAAACCTAAGATGACAAATATAATTACTCGTCTATTCATAGCAGCCATTGGTGATTCTTTATCTGCTCTATCTCTTGCCATATTGATAGAATCATTCCTAACCTGTAATGACTGTATCATTAACTTCTGATTCTCTGCTGCTGCTTGACTCTTTAAAGCAAATAGTTTAGCTACGAAGCCTAATATTATTGGTGCAATGTTTGTTAGAAATCCTATCATACTGCTACTTTAAATGCCTCAATAATTCCAATCTGAGTAATAATATAGAAACCAATAGCACCATAAACACTCCATTTAATCTGTAACATACTATTATTAATCTTCTGGATAGCCTCATTAGTATCTTCAATACGACTAAACAATTTGTTTATTTGCGTACTATGTTTGTCTAATGTTGTTTCCACTCTAACAATTCTCTCTTCCACCATAATATCCTTATTTGTTTGAGCCAATAGCACTACCTGTAAGTATTGCACCAAAGGCTAAGTGAAATAACCCACCACCCATAAGAGTAAAGGGATTGTGCTGTCCTGTTAGTTTCTTCATCAATTCCATCTGTACTAATGTGTCCTCTGTTGCGTTGATTATGTCCATAAACTGAGAAATATCTGGTCTATTAAGTCCGTACCAAACTGGTACAAATAGAAAGTCGTAAAAGCAAATTAGCAGATAGACTGTTAGAGCAGTCCACCGCCAATGCATTGTGGATTTTTCTATCTCTGTCATACACAGGGTGGCTCACACATTAAAGCATCAGTACCTATAAACAGAACCGCTATGAAAGCGATTACTCCAACTCCTATTGCTATTACTTTAATCATAACTGTATTGTTGCTCCTGTCCTTTCTGTTGCTTTTTATTCTTATTGCTGTCAATCAAATCAAATAGCTTTTCGTGTTGTCTTTCTATCTTGTTGTTCTGCTTGATGATTGTCTGGTCTTTGTTCTGCATCTTCTTGACATCATCTTTGAGAGATTTCAAGTCATTAATAACATTCTCTAAGTCCAACTTCATTCTAACTTGGTTCTCAATAACCTCAGTCTTGTTGTTAGCTTGGAACTCGGAATACATAGTTTCCACTTTGGAATCAATCTTGCTGACATACCATACCAAACCTATCGCTTGTATTGCTACTGCCAGAATTACTGCTATGCTTATCTTTCCGTTCATCAGTTCCACTTAAAGTTCTGTTCTACTTTCAATGTAGGGTTGTCTATCTTCTCTAATTTTGAAGTAGCACTTACAGATGTAGTGCTTGGAAACATACTACAACCTGCGAATATTGCTACTAGAATAAAACTTAATATTATTTTCATCCACTCTCCAGAGATTGACTTAGTGCATTTACGAAAGCATTTTTACCGAAGTTTAGTTGTTCTAGGTTAAACTGACTTGTGCCGATTTTCCTATCCAAATCATTAATATGGTTGATTAATCCTTTCTGCTCGTCAGTCATTTCTTCATAAACATATTCTTCATCATTGACTGTAATGACTGTCTTGTCTTTTTTAGTTGTTTTTTTAGACATTTCATTTCCTTATATAATTAAGATGCTATAGCAGCATTTACTGCTGTCATATCTTCTGTTGTCCAATAGTCTTTAGCGACCATCAGTTCAAGATGCCTTACATTCCTATCTTTACAATCCGCCCACTCATCATCATCCATATCCGCTGGCTGACCTGCGTTAATCAAATTAACTGAGTGACCCATTGCAGTATAGTCTTGTGCTATTTCTTCTGCGGTTTTTTCTCTATCTGGCATATTTCTTTCTCCTGTTTTTATGCGTTTTCGAGGGCTTCAATTCTAGTCACCAGAGCCTCGTTCTCTGCTGATAGTTCTTTAATTGCGTTTACTAAGATTGGAACAAATCTTGCATATTTCATTCCGTATTTAGTACCATCTTCAGTAAGATTAACTACTAAACTAGTTTCATTAGTATCAGCATATCCGCTTGCTTGTTCTATCGCTAGAATATCTTGTGCTAACATACCAATATTTAAGTTATCTTTTTTATTTGTTCCATCAGGTGTAGCGTCAAGAATATCTTGTGGTGTTGCATTATTACCAACATACCAAGAGCGTTTATCCCAATTAAAAGTAACAGGATTCATTTGATTAACCCAATCCAACCCGTGAGTAAAATTAGTTACATCAGTTTTATCTCGACTATCTGATGTTGATATAGAGTCATCAGCACAATATAGATTAACTATATTATCATCACCAAGACAAACAGAGTTAGAGCCACCATACTGACCTGCTGGTGAAGTACTGTTACCAGACAGAGCACCTAAAAATATATTGTTACTACCATTGCTGTAATACATAGCATCTCTACCTATGGCTATATTATCATCGCCAGTAGTATTTGAATAAAGTGCTGCCGGACCCGCAGCAAAATTATTATTGCCTTCAGTATTGCTATATAAATTACTCCTAAGTAAAGCTATATTCATAGAACCTGTGGTATTAAGTTTTAAAGCAGCATATCCCATAGCTACATTATTACTGCCTGTGGTATTAGCATCTAAAGCTTGTCTACCAACAGCAACATTGTCTAAGCCTTCAGTGTTACTTTGTAAAGCAAAACCACCAACTGCTACATTACCATATCCAGTAGTATTATCTAATAGAGCCTGATAACCAATTGCTACACTATTAGCTGCACCTAGATTTGCATTTAAAGCCTGATAGCCAACAGCAACATTGTTATATCCTGTAGAGTTATCGTGTAAAGCTTGATATCCAACTGCAGCATTACTAGCACCAGTACAATTATATAAAGCAGCGTGACCAACTGCTGTATTGTTATCGGCTGTAGTATTAGAGAATAATGCCCTATAACCAAGTGCTGTATTGAAATCACCTTCAGTATTAGCAGCTAAAGAATAAGTACCAACACCTGTATTATTAACACCTGTAGTATTAGAATTTAAAGCATCAGAACCAAGTCCAGTATTATAACTTCCTGTGGTGTTATCCTCCATAGTAAGTCTGCCCATAGCTACATTTTGAGTTCCTTCAGTATTAAGTCTTAAAGCATCATAACCAACTGCTGTATTGTTATAAGCTGTAGTGTTAGCGTTTAAAGCTCGATAACCAACTGCTGTATTATTAGAACCAGTGTTAGTGGATAAAGAACCAGCACCCACTGCTGTGCAGTAGCCTAATGTAGTGATAGCACTTAAAGCAGCATAGCCAATTCCAGTATTATTAGTACCTTCTGTATTAGCATCTACAGCGTTAGTACCAACTGCTGTGTTATAACCACCTGTAGTGTTAGTACCTAAAGCACCAGCACCAAGTCCAGTATTATAACTTCCTGTAGTGTTAGCATCTAAAGTAAGTCTACCAACAGCTACATTTTCTGTACCATCACTATTAAGTCTTAAAGCATCAAAACCTACTGCTGTATTGTTGTTAGATGTAGTGTTAGTATATAATGCCCGATAACCAAGTGCTGTGTTGTTAGCACCTGTGGTGTTAGTTGCTAAAGATTCATATCCCAGACCAACATTATAATCACCACTTGTTAAAGCAGTAAATGTACTTTTACCTATTCCAACATTTCCTGTTGCGGTATCAAGTGTTCCTGTTGTTGGAGCAGAACCATCTGAATTAGGTTGAATTAACAAACCATCCACAAAGTTTGTGATGTCCATTGAAACATCAGTTAATCCACCTAGAGTGGTTACACCAGAGGGTGATGTTTCAAAAGCTGGAGGTTGTCCAGCACCAGCACTTGTTAATACTTGACCATCAGTTCCAGTTGCGATTGCTACTGGGTCACCTGAAGCATCATAACTAATTATATTACCATCAGTACCACCTGCCATTTTAGCAAGAGTAACTGCATTATCTGCAATTTCATCTGTATCAACAGCATCGTCTGCTAGATGTTCATTATCAATACTTCCAGCAGCATAATGTTCACTATCTATAGCGTTATCAGCTATATGTTCATTATCAATACTGCCTGCTGCGTAGTGTTCTGAATCAATAGCATCATCAGCTATATGTTCGTTGTCAATTGAACCTGCTGCATAATGTTGACTATCTATTTTATCATTACCTATAGTTACAGCACCGGTGTTTGCCATTGTAACATCGCCACTTAATGATGCTGCTGTGAAACCCGTTCCATCACCAATTAATATTTCAGTAGTTGCTAGAGCAACCTCAGATAAAACACCCGAACTGTTTGCATCTCTTCCTAATACAGAATTAGCTGCAACATTTTGGATATGTGCAAAATCAACACTAGCATCAGCGTAATGTTCTGAGTCTATTGCATCGTCAGCAATGTGTGCGTTGTCTATAGAACCATCTACATAGTGGTCGCTATCTATTGACTCGTCATATAGTAAATTGTCAATGGTAACTTTTTTACTTGTTCCTCCGTCATTGACGAGTAATTCTTCAGAACCATCTGGTGAGGTTAATGCTGTTAAGTCTGATACTTTAGTTTGTGCCATTGATTACTCCGTGATAATATATGTTGGTGTTCCCGAAACAGAGGATTCTATAACTAGATAGTGGTTAGCTAAATGCTCCATTAGTATTTCCTGTGCAGCAGTATAAGGAGGATGGAACTCTATACTCCAATCCCTTCTATTAGCCAGTACAGTTAGAAGTTTCTGTTTCTTCCAATGTAATCTACCTACTGGTGGAAATCTTTTAACTAAGGGTTTAATCTTCCCCCTTCTGTCAATTCTAGTTTTCTTAGCCATTAGAGTCTAAAGAGTTGTTTTCTTCTGCCGATTCTTCGTCTATCTGCTAGAGATTTAACTTCATCTCTTATCTGCTCTAAGATGGGCGAATACTTTGTGATAACTGGATCATCTTTTTTCTTAGAAACTTTACCGCTAGGCGTACCCTCATACGAGCCACCTTTAACTCCAGAACGAGAATCGCTTGGAGTCTTTGTAGTCTTGCTTTTAAATTCATATACTGTTGCCTCTGTTTTGCCTTTTTCTTTGTTTGATTTAAGTTCGCTGCCCTTATAGGTAGGTGCTTTACCCTCTGATTCAACTTCTTCAAGTTCTTCGCTTGATTCCATAAGGGTGTCAAGCATTTCCATAATTGAATCTAGTTCGCTTTCTGGTTCTGGCTCGTCAGAGAATTTAAGTGCGTTCTCTTCAAGAAACTCATCTATTGATGGAGAATCATCACTCTCCTCATTATAGTATTGGCTATAGGTTTCTCTAAGCATCCTTGACCAGATTTCTATAATCTTGGCTTTAAAGCGATCTATCTCCAAGAGGCTTGCTGTATTTGATTCGGTTGTGTCTTTAAATATGTCCACTAAATTTATTCCTATAATTGCCTTTCTTGTCTGTTTCACTAAGTCGCTTCTTTTCACGCATAGTCCATTGTGTATCTGTATTCCCAAAATGAGGTTTAACCTTATTTACCGAGAATACGAATTTGGCTTTCTCTCCACATTCGATACACTCTTTAGGTTCTTTTCTATCTTTAATGGAACACACCTCGTCAAAGATGTGTCCGTTTTTGCACTTGTAGTCGTAGATGGGCATTATTTCACTTCAATCTTTTTTCCCTTCTCCTCTTCTGGTTCATTAAGT